CCTTCGCGCTGTCCTCCGGCACGCGCAGGAAACCCGTGAGCAGGCTCAGGCAGCTGTCGGCGCGCTGCCAGCCGTCGCCGAAGATCAGCTTGCCGTCGCCGGCGTCGTAGTGGCCCGCGAAGGCGCGATCGTTGGCCTCGCGGATGGCACCGGTGGAGCGGCTGGGCGCCTTGGTCTGCTCCGCCGGCGGCTCGCCGCTGGCCTGGTGGTCGTGGATCGCCAGCACCCAGTCGAGCGCTTCGCCCCAGCCGGGCAACGTCACGCTTTCCGTCTTGCGGTTGTGGACGGTGGTGGCCTGCCAGTCGCCCGCGCGCAGCCCCAGCAGGCTGCCCAGGCTCTTCTCGCCGCCGCGAGGCCCGATGAAGGTCAGGCCCACGGAGAGGTCGCCGGCGCCCGTGGGCATGGCGGCCAGCTTGAGCCGGCCCTTCATCAGCGCCAGCTCGTAAGGCATGTCCTCCGGCCGGGCCACGGCCGCGGCCGGCCGCTCGATCTGCACGTGGCCGTTCGCGTCGGGCTGGTCCTCGAGGTCCTCGTCCAGCTCCGACGGCGGCGAAGGCTGTTCGTTCTTGAGCCCGACCAACTTGATGTTGCGGACCTGAATCCGGCCGGCCGATCCATCCCGGTGCTGGTAGCCGACATAGCCAGGCTCGGGGTACCCGATGACGGTCGCCTCCTTGCCGTAGGCCCAGATGAGCGTGCCGATGGCAGGAGGCGGCGGATCGAGGTTCAACGGGTGAACCTCCGGGGCCGGCGTGCGCTCCAGGATGGCGGCCGTCAGCGCCGCGGCCTCCGCGCGCGACTCCAGGCCGGCCGGCGTCACCTTGGCGATCGCCTCGAGGACCCGCAGCTCGCGGTCGGCCGCCTCGACGCGCAGGTAGGCGATGTCGGCGGCCAGCTGGGCCCGGCGCTGCGTGACCCGGGCCAGCTCGAGCGCGTCGAGTTCGTTCTGGGTCAGCTCGCGCAACCGCGCCTTGCGGGTGGTCTCGTTGGAGCCGAGGTCCACCTGGCCTGCGGCGTGCTCGCTGACCCAGTGGGCCTCGCGCTCCTTCACGTTCTGGGTTTCGGCGTCCACGGCCTCGCTGGCCGCCTGCAGCTCCTTCTTGGCCTCGATCAGGTGCTCGTACGCCTCGAGGAGCACCTCACCGTGATTCTCCAGCTGCTCGATCAGGTGGCTCGTCATCGCGGCCACCTACTGCACCGTCTCGGCGGTGGTGTCGAGCACGCCGTCGTCGTCCACGTGACCGGCCTCGGCCGCGGCGGCCGCGCGCAAGTCCTGGCCGACCAGCGGCAGCTCCGCCAGCACGCGCTCGAAGTCCTCGTCCAGCATCCACTTGAGGTCGCAGTGGCCGATGAGCTGCTTCGCGGTGGCCGACACCTCCGGCCGGGTCTTGTCCGTCGTCGGGTCGATCAGGCCGTTTTCCTGGGCCACCTGGCGCAGGCGCTTCTGTCGTTCCTTCAGGCCGGTCTCGTCCAGCTGGACCTTGCGCAGGGTGTAGGCTGGCAGGGGCGTGTTGTCCGCCGGCGCCACCTTGGTTGCTGCCGGCCGCGACTTCCCGGCCTTCGTCGGCGTGTCGTCCTCCACGATTTCACCGCGGTCGTCCACCTGCACGTAGCGGGCGTCTCGGATGGACTCGACCTCCGACTCGTCCAGCGTGCTCAGGCCCACCAGGGAGAGCGTCACGCGCCGCTTGGACTTGGTCTCGGCCTTCATGTAAGCGTTGGCCAGCGCCTCGCCGCGCATGCCCGCGATCGAGACCGCGCCCGTGGCTTCGTCGCTGCGGCCGTCGGGCGTGAAGGCGCGCGTGGTGACCACGTAGACGTCGCCCACCACCTCGCGGCTGACGATCTCCATGTTGACCTTGTGGATGTTGCGGAGCTGGTCGGTGGCGTTCTTGGTGGCGTACAGGGTCAGGCCGCCGCTCAGGCTCACGTACATGAAGGGCTTGGTGAGCGGGTTGAGCCCCATCGACTGGCAGACGCCGCCGTAGTACTCGAGGCGCTGGGCCGGGGTCAGCTTGGACAGGTCGCCGCCGATGACGGCGAGCTCCAGGGTCGCCGCCGAGAGGCTCGGCAGCTGGGCGGGCTCTGCCGCCTGGATTGCAGTAGTGATCACGTTCTTGGTCCTCTTGGTTTGCATACGCCCCTCCCTCGCTGTGATAAGCTCGAAGCAAAGAGGCTCTGTGGGTCACGCCGCTGGGTCACTTCGCCGCGGGCAGGAGTCGAAAACTCCCGCGGCTTTTCGCTTTTGGGTCATTCGCGCATCTCCCAGAGGAGGGGCGCCTTGCTCCAGGGCCCGCAGGCCGGCACGTTCGCGAGGCTGCACGTCCACCCGCGATCGCCGTCCTTGGTGGCGTTGGCGCAGTTGAAGCAGCCGGCCACGTCGCGCCGGGCTCCCGGCGGCGGCCGCCGCGGGACGAAGCTCTCATGCACGGCTTCCGCGGCCAGCGCCTCGCGCTTCCCCTCCCAGGCCTCGTCCAGGTCCTCGACCGTGGCACGGCTGATGGGGGGGGGTAGCGCCGTTTCCAGGTCAAACGCTGGAGGTTGTGTGGGAAGCTCCTGTGCTTGTGTGGGAAGCACCTGTGTTTTCTCCGGAGCCCAGGTGCCGGGGCCCTCGCCGCGCGGCACGCCGCCCAGTACGGCGGGGGCCTGGTCCGGGATCAGGACCTGGAGGTTGGCGGTGCCGTCCGCGTGCTGCAGGAGCACCATGGCGAGGAACGGCGCACGGGCGCCGGCCGGGCCGGGGTGGGGGTAGAAGAGGGCCTTCATCGGCCACCACCGAACCAGCTGGTGAGCCGGTTCCAGCCGTGGCGCCAGGCGCCCGGGCGGCGCTTGGCCATCCAGAGCCGGCCCTGTTCGGCCTGCTTGGCGAGGACCACGGCGATCGCCTGGCTGCGCTCGGCCCAGCACATGGGGCAGGCCTGCGCCTGCTCGAAGGTGGGCGCGCTACACATGGGTGGATTCCGCTTGGCTCGCGGCCAGCCGCTGCTCGCGGAGCAGCTCGCCTTCGACATGGTGGTAGAGCAGCGTGATCGCCCACTCCGCCGCCATCGCGACCGGGTGGGTCTGGCCGAAGGCGCTGCGAACCTGATCGAGGAAGGTCCAGCCATGCCGGATGGCGGCCGCCTTGCCGTTGCCCAGGCCAGTCGGGATCGCGCGCTGTTCGAGCGCCGTCTTCTGCTTGCTCACGGACGCCACCGCCGATCGCGCAGCACGCCGGCCCGCTCCAGGGCCTTGTGAGCCACGGCCAGGTCGCCGATCTCGCGGTCGACCACGCGCAGCTCGCCGCCCTCCTGGTCGTCGCGGTGCACGTCCTGCCGTTCCACATCCACCAGCTTGGTGGCGTTTGCCAGGATGCGCTCGGCTGCCTGACGGGTGGCGGGCGTGACGTCGGGGTCGTTCAGGATGATGCGCGCGTCGCGCTCGATCTCGTGGGCCAAGGTGAGGATCTCCAGGTTCTGCAGCTGGCGGTCGATCTGCCGCTCCCAGCGGCGGGCCTGGCGATCGCGCTGCCGGCGAGGGGACAACAGGGGGATGAGCGTCAACACGTGGGCCAGCAGCGGGCCGACGAACGAGACGCGGAGACGCTGAGGCGCGATGGCAGCGGGCTTCATGCGACCGCCTGGCCGTCGAAGTAGGCCGCGATCGCCTCCATCTGGGAGGGCATCAGGTGCGTCTCGTTGCCGGCGGCCGTGAAGCCGACGGCGAAGAAGGTGCCGACCAGCACGTCCCCGATGCCGGGATGGCGGCGGTTCGCGGGCAGACCACGCAGCTTGCCCTCCTCGTTGCAATAGATGACGGTGCCGGGGATCGGCGAACGCACCATCTCGAGGTAACCGCCGACGGTGGCCTGGAAGGCCTTCAGCGTGTTCTCGATGGAACGGGAGACCGGGGGCTGGCCGGGCTCGAAGACGAGCGCGCGGATCACGTCAGGCAAGTTGAGGCTCCTTTCTAAGCTTGGGTTAAGACGCCTTAAGGTCTGAACCGGGGGAACGGTTGGGCGCTACGCTGAGACCTGGTCGGGGGGCGGGCCGGTGGCCTCCTCCTCGTCCAGCCGGCGGCTGGTCTCGACGAGCAATCTCAAGAGACCCTCCAGGCCGGTCAGGTCCGGAGCGGTGCGGGGTTTGGTCATGGCGGCCTCGCTAGGCGGTCCGGGCCAGGTCGGAGGGCAGGGGCCCGATGCAGCCCGCCGGGTTGGTGCAGACAAGCACGCGGCGGGCCTCGCGGCCGTGGCGGTCGTTGCCGCCGGGGACGATGGTTTCGAGCGCGCTTCCGCAACGCGGGCAGGAGCAAGGCATGATCAAAACTCCAGGTCGTCGAGCAGGCCGGGCGCGGAGGGCAGTTGGGGCGTGGGCGCCTCCTCCTCGACCCAGAAGGTCTGGACGCGGCCGGCGCCGTCATCGATCCAGTCCCAGTAGCCGTGCTGGTTGGTAGTCATGGGCGCCTCCATCACACGGCCGCGAAGTCGTCGACGAGGTGGCGAGCGGGCAGCGGCTCCAGCCCCAGCACCTGGCCGGCCGTCAGGCGGTACACCTCGACCATCTTGCGGATCACGTCCGGGCCCGGCTTGTTGGTGCCGTTCTCGTACTTCCGAAGCTGGGTCACGGGCATCCCGAGGCGGCGGGCGGCTTCGCTCTTGGACTCGATGCCAGCGGCGAGCCGGGCGGCGGTGTACGGGTTCATCGCGGTACCTCCCTAGCGCACGATTGCGCTAACGGGAAATACATTAGCTCAAACATGCGCTTAGCGCAATAGGTCGCTAGGTTAAAGTTGCGCTAGGGGGTAAGCTGTTGATTGTGCGGGAGAAAATCGTTCTGTCGCCTGAATTTCGGGCCTGGCTGCGTTCGCTGATGACCCAAAAGGGGTTCAGCGTTAATGCGCTGGCGTTGGCTGCCGATCTTCACCAATCGACGTTCAACAGCGGGCTTCTTGGGAACCGGAACATCCCTAACGAGGTGCTCAGGGTAATCGCCCCGCACTTGGGCCTGGATCCCGAAAATCTGATCGTGCGCGCCGACGTCGATCGAATTGGCGGGATCGAGCGGATCCGGAAGCACGCGCCGGAGCTGTTGGCCCCGATAGAGGCGCCGCGGTCTATTGCCGAAGCCGCCAAGCGCGGCGAGCGGGACGATCGCCCAGCGAAGGTCTCAGAGCTGCGCGAAGCGATTTCCGCCTGGCCCTCCGGCAGGACGCCCACGACGCCGCCCAAGGGCATGCCCGACTTAAAGAAGGTGAAGATGCGGAGCGTGGAGCGCGCGGCCGGCGAGCACGTCGACCAGGGCGACGACCTGGAGTGGAGCGAGTAGTGGAAGAGACGTTCGGCCTGAGCCGCGAGCAACTGCGCGGGTTCGTCATCGGCAAGTTCCAGGCCAAGGTCGAGGAGCTGAAAGAGAAGGGCGGGCACCTAGACGCCAGTACGGCGATTGTGGCGACCGCTATCGCCAACGGGCTGATGGACGCGATCGCCGCCAACAACGCCAAGATCAAGCTCGACGTCGAGGAGATGATCAAGCGAAGCGGGGCGGGTTCCTAGCGATGTCGTCAGCTAGCCCCTTCAGGACGAGATCCTTCACCTCGTCAACGCTTAAGCGGCCTTCGGAATTCACCTCGCGGATCAGCGCCTTCCAGGCCTCGCGCTGCTCCTGGGTCAAGTTGTCTGGATGCATGGTGCTCCCTCCCCTTCCATCGTACCCGGGCGGTGTCGCTTGAGCGAGCAGGTCTCCCAACAATACGGCGAGGTGCGGACCCGCGGCACCAGCATGGACAAGGCGGGCATCGTGCCCGGCACCACGCTGTACGTCGACGCCACGCGCATCCCACAGCACGGCGACATCGTTTCCGCCTACGTGGCAGGCAAGGGCGGCACCATCAAGCGCTGGCGAGTCTCGCGTCGCGCGGGCCTGGTCACGGGCGCCTGGCTGGTTCCGGAGAGCAGCGATCCCCGCTGGAGGCCTACCCGCGTCGACGAGGACGTGCGGGTCGAGGGCGTCGTGGTGGCGTACCAGCTGCCCGGCTCGGAGGACGTGATCTACCAGGTGCCGCGCGGGCCCGCGGCCATGGCCCGCGTCGTGCCGCCCATGGTCCCCTTCGCGATCGAGCAGGCTCCGGAAGCCGCGCCAGTCCTGGGTGGCGATCGTCAGCTCTTGCCGCCGTTGGCCCAGCTGCTCTGGGAGGCCCAGGACAAGATCACCCGGCGGGCCCGCGACTTCATCGAGCCCCACGACTTCGCCCGGGCGATCGGCATCGACCTGGACGAGCTGCGCATGATCGACGCCGGCCACGTGCCCCAGAAGCGGACGCTCCTGCGCATGGCCGCGCGTCTCTCTCAGTTGCTGGACGAGCCGGTGACCTTCGAGCAGCTGCAGGCCTTCGCACGGCCGAATTTTTTTGCCCGTCGATCGGAATAGAAACGCAGCTCGCAAGTTGTATTATGTTAGCTGAAAGGCGGTTGAAGTGCTTCCAGGGTTGATCTTGACGTCATTGCTCGTCGCTGCGGCGCCGGCGCCGTCTGCGGCCTCGACGTTGGTCGTGAAGGGCCCCGTCGTGCTCAAGGCAGAGAAGGATCCGCCGATCGAAGGCATCGACTTCATGGAGGTCTACAACAGCGAGGTCTTCGATCTCAGCGATGGCAAGACCTACCCCCAGGATGAAGGCAAGGGCCACTTCGGCGTCAGGGCCGTCCTGTCGGGTCGAAATGACGGCACGGCTACCTTGTTGTCCGTGGTCCAGAAGAAGAACGAGAAGCACCGCGCCGTCTCGTTCGTGAACCTCGGGAAGGTCGCTTTCGAGGCAGTGAAGCAGGCGCCGGCCGACGGTTACAGCGACACCTTTCCCGAAAGGCGGTTTGCCTTGCCGGGGGTTAAGGCTGGCGATGTTGTTGCGTTTCGCGTCACCGAAGATGGCTCGAAGCCGACATACGGCAAGATCAAGTTCGCGACGGTCGGCCTGGTGAGCGTCTTCGACTATGCCTGGCAGAAGAACGGGACCAGGAAGCTCACGAAGTAGCACCCGATCACGTATTAGCCCCAATTTAAGAAACCCGTGGACCTTCGCCCGCTACAACGTGGGCGGAGGTTTGCCATGAACATCTTCGAAATCTTCGAGCAGCTGGACCGCCAGCAGGAGCACGCCCTGGCCCAACTGGCCGCCGGCCGCTCCTGGCGCGAGGTGGCGGCCGACATGCGGGCCGGCCTGGCCGCGGCCGACGCCCAGCTCGCCGCGGCCGCACCGTGGGTCGAGGCCTGGGCCGCCTGACCTACAGCCAGTCCTTGTTGCGGAGCTGCAGCTTCTCGACTTCCAGGACCTGTCGGCGGCGGGGCTCGGAGGTCTTCACCAGGGTGACCGTCAGGATCGCCTTGTCGAAGAGCTGGCGCAGGCGCTCCGGGGTGTCGAAGCCACGGTCCAGCAGCTCCAGCAGGGGGCGAAGGGTCTTGCGGCGCTCGTGCATGGGCACGGCCATGATGTTCTCGCGCCTGGCCTCGACCAGCTGGGCCTCCAGCCGCTCGAGCGAGACCACCAGCTCCGCCAGTTTCGCCTCGAGGGCGGGGGCGATCGCCGCCTTCGTGGTGTCCAGGAGCAGATCCGCGGTCTTGCTCTGCAGAAGCTTGTTCTGCGCGATGCGCTTCTCGAGGCCGGGCACGCGATCGAGCCGCTTGGGCTGGGCCTGGTCGACGGCCGCGGCGATCACGTCGTCCGACAGGTAGATCGGCAGGCGCTCGCGCAGGTAGGCCAGCACGGCGGCTTCGGCCACGGTGGCATTCAGGTACTGTGGCTCGGGGCAAACGGGGCGCTGCCGCACGTCGTGGCGCCAGCATTCGTAGAGGTCCTGGTTGCGGTAGCCTTCCTTGCGTCGGCTGCCGACGTGGAACTGCATCTTGCTGCCGCAGGTCCTGCAGCGCAGGATCCCGGAGAGCGGGTGGACGCTGGTCGGCCCTCGAGAGGCCCTGGACTTCCGGAGCTCGACTTCCGTCTGGGCGGCCTCCCAGCGCTTCATCGGGATGATCGGCTGGAAGACGGTGGACGGGACGGGTGCTTCCTTGCCGCGGTGCCAGCTGGAAAGGCCTGCGTACGTGGGGTTGGTCAGGATCAGCTTCACCGTGCGCACGTGCCAGAAGTCGGCGCCGCGGCCCCACTTGCCCGGCGCCTGGACGCCACGCTCGTTCAGATCGCGGGCGATGTGGGCGTGCTTGCTGCCGCTCAGGTAGGCGTCGAAGATGGCGCGCACCAGGGCCGCGGCTTCCTCGTCGATCGGGAAGCTCTTGCGGCCCGTCACGGGGTCGAACACGGTCTTGTAGCCGAGCGGCGGATGGTGCCCGGTGTAACCGCCCGCCTCGCCGGTCGCCCGGCGCCCGCGCATGGTCCGCTCCTTGATGATGAGGCGCTCGCGCTTCGCGAACACCGCCTCGAGGTCGGAGCGCGTCTCGGCGTCGGCCGTGCCGGAAAGGTCCATCTCGCCGCCCTTGACCGTCACCAGCCGCAAGCCCAGCGCCCGGGCCTCGTCCTTCAAGGCCTCGAAGTCGCCGATCCGCTCGGAGCGCGTGAGCCGATCGAAGGCCACCGCCATGATCACGTCCACCTCGCCGGCGCGGGCCGCGTCGAGCACGCGCCGCCACTCCGGACGGTCCGCCTTCGCGCCCGACGCCGCTTCGTGGACCTCCATGGCAACGTCCAGGCCATGGCGACGCGCCGCCTCGCGCATGTCTCCGAGCTGCCGGGGGAGGCTCGCCCAGGGATCGTCCTTGGCCTGGGCGTAGGTACTGACGCGCGCGTAGAGCGCTGCGCGAGGGCGCGTGGTAGGCTGGGTCATGCGGAGCACCTCGACTGTTTCGCCGGCCCCGGGGCGCGCCAACGCCGCCGGGGCTTTTCCGTGTCCAGGCTACCATCCCCACGAACACCCGTAAATGAACTCGTCGAGCAATGGAGTTCATAACCGGAGTTCGCGATGGGGCCTTCGCGCGGGCGCGTCTACCCCCGCCAGGTCGCCTGATAACCTCCGTTACAATACTTAATGCTTGCCTGTTAAGTATGCGGGCATAATCTCTATAGGTGGTGGCGAGCCGGTCTTGGGGTTACGAGGGGAGCCACGATGAGCAAGATTTCGCACACCGCCATGCGAGGGTACTTCCAGGCGGACTTCCGCTTCGCGCGGGACTTCGGCGCGCGCTACGAAGGCAAGCAGCTGGTCGAGACCGCGTCCAGCCATGGCGTCTTCCTGCAGATGGACTTCCTTGGCGCGCCGCCGCTCCGCGACAGCTTCGTGACGTTCATGGACGAGAACGACAGCGACCTGTGCGTCAGCTACGGCGACATCGCGGCCATCTACAACGCCATGTACCGGCCCGATCCGCGCACGCGCCGCGAGGAGCAGCTGAACCACTGGCACGATGCGCTGAGCTGGCTGGCCTTCGACCGTCACGAATTCGTGACCCAAGAGATCTTCGCGGAGCGCAAGCAGGTTACCGTCCGGACGGTGAACACGTGGGTGAACCAGGCGATCGCGTACGTCATCGCCCAGCTGCAGGGCCCCCAGCCCGGGCAGGTCATCATCTTCCCCGCGACCTACGAGCCGGCCCTGGCGCCCATCGCGGCCGTCTGATCCGGTTTCACTTCCGGATAAACTTCCGGAAAACTTTCCGGTTCCGCTTCCTGGTATAGATCCGGCAATCCCCCTTACGCTGCAGTTGCTCGAATTATCGGCGTCTCCCACCACCCACGCCTGGTAATTCACCACATGAACCCCTCGGCCGCCAAAGCCGGGGGGTTCGCCATTTCACCGAGGACGGCATGGATGACCAGCAGCTGGGCCACGCGTGGGCCGCCTTCGATCGGCGCGCACGCGCCAGCTACGAACTGGCCGTCGAGTGGCTGCAGGCCAGCGACTGGCCCAAGGACGTGCAGGCCGCCGTGCTGAAGCGTGCCGGCCAGCAGAACCTCAAGGCCATCAACATCACGCAGCGCGACCTTCGCAGCAACCGCCGACGGCCAGGAGCATGGGAATGAGCCAAGCCTTCATCGCCCTCGACGACGCCCCCGGCTCTGATGGTCGCTGGGGCGGCATGCTCGTTATCGAGGATCAGGGGCACGAGCTCGCGGAGTACTCCGGCGCCACCGTTTGGATCGAGCTGCAGCTCGGCGCCGACAGCCCCAGCCCCATCGTCGGTCTCACCCGCCCCAGCGTGGTGACGCCGTGAACGCATCCGACTACTTCGCCGTCACCGTCCTGGCCTTCGCCGTGGGCGCGCTGATCGGCGTCGTCGCCGCGATGCCCTGACCCCACCCTCGCCCCAGGAGGACCTCATGGCCATCACCCTTTCCAAGCGCGAAGCGCGCCGGCTGCTCTACCGCGAAGCCAAGCCGCACACGATGCGCCGCGCCGACGGCGCCCTCGAGCGCTACGTCCCCGCGGCCCTGACGCTCAAGGCGCCCGCCGACGAGCCGGCCTGGCGCACGCCGCGCAAGACCACGGCCCCGGCCGAGCCGAAGGCCTTCGACGCCGCCGGCACGTGCCCGCGATGCCTGCACGCCGTGACCCTGGTCCCCAGCTCGTTCGCGGGCCGGAAGATGGTGGACGCGGAGGGCCAACCCCACCGCTGCAACCTTGACGGCATCGGCGAGCGCAAGCACGCGCAGCTGCTCGTCGGCAGGGAACGGCCGGCCCAGGGAAACGGCGCGGCCGCGCGATGACGCCCTTCCAGCAGGCGCTCATCTACATCCTCGCGGCCGCCGTCATGGCCTACGCGCTGAAGGGCTAAAAACCCGCAAACCCCGATAATCGCTATTATCGCGGGCTATTCTGAGCGCTCGCGCTGCTCCTGTTCGTAGTCGGCGCGGCGCTCTTCGATGCGCTCCAGGTCGGCCACCCTCTTACGGAGGCGGTCGATCTCCGCGAGAAGGGTCAAGCAGTCGTTCGCCGGCATGACCGCGTTCCAGGGGATGTCCTTAACGGCCTCAGTCTCCTGCCGGATGCGCTCGATCTCTTCGCTCATGTAGCGGTTCTACCCGGCTGGAGGGCCTATGGCTGACCCGATCGCCGACTTCCTCGAGCGGCTCAAGCTCAAGGGCTTCTCCAAGCACACGGTCAGGGCCTACGCCGGCGACCTCCACCAGGCGGAGGCCGCGCTGGGCCCGCTGCACCAGGTCGCGCCGGATAACCTCGAGGCCTACGTCGAAGGCCTGCAGCGCAAGCTGAAGGGCGCCAGCGTGCGCCGCAAGCAGGCCAGCCTCCGCGAGTTCTTCAAGTATTGCCGGCGTGCCCGGCTGCGCACCGACGACCCCACGGAGCGCTTCGAGGCCGTGAAGGTCGAGGATCGCCTGCCCATCTACCTGACCGACGCGCAGATCGCCCAGGTCCAGGCCCAGCTCCGCGACGACACGCTGGCCGGCATCCGCGAGGCCGCGATGTGGAGCTGCCTCTACTGCACAGGCATGCGCGCCGGCGAGCTGGTGGGCCTCAACGTCGAGGACCTCGACTTCGACGGCCGCGAGCTCCGCGTGATCGGCAAGGGCAACCGCGAGCGCGTTCTGCCCATCACGCCCCAGCTGGGCACCCGCCTGTACGCCTGGCTCGCCGTGCACCCGTCGCGCCGGGGCGACGGTCCGGCCAGTGGCCCCCTCTTCGTGGCGCTGAACGGCGGCCGCGGCCGCCTGAGCTACGACGCTGCAGCCGCGGTTATCACGGGCCTCATCGCCCGCGCCGGCCTGGCCGGCAAGCGCCTGACCTGCCACAAGGTGCGCCACACCTTCGCCACGCGCCTGATAAACCGCAAGGTCGCCATCGACAAGATCCAGAAGCTCTTGGGCCACCGCCGCATCGACACCACGACCATCTACGCGCACCGCGCGATGGGGGCCGACCTGGTGGACGAAGTGGCGAGGGCCCTGTAATTCCCGCTGCCCCAGAAGGCGCCGCCGCATAACGCGTGGGGGTCCAGGCGGGATAACCTTCGCTCGCGGGCTGGGGCCCTCGCTGGGCGACCCCCGGGGGCGGAATGTCGTGAGACACCCGCGCCTCGGGGAGTTTGGGGAGCGGGCCGGGCAAAGACGCCGCGGCCGCCGCTTCCACGCCTGATAACGGGGCCACAAGCCGCCCCACGGCACGGGAGAGGTCGCGATGTGTCAGGGAAGAACAAACAACCCCGCAAGGGTGCCAAGAAGGCCGCACCACGCGGATCTGGCTTTGATGATTCTGTGCGTCGCTGTGGTTACCCTGGCGCAACCGGAAAGCCTTGCCAGCAGACGATTCTCACAGAGAACGGCCTGTGTCGCCGTCACGCAGACCAGGCGCCGGTATTGGCTCTACCTGGCCGGCCGGCTGGCGGGGCGCCGCTGGGCAACACGAACGCTGCAGGCCACGGCGCGCCCGCGGGCAACCAGAACGCGGCCAAGCACGGCCTCTTCTCCCAGCAGCTGAGCCCGGGCGGCCTGGCGATCTACCTGGCCGCCAAGGAAATGAGCGCGCCGGACCTGGCCCGGGACACCGCGGAGTTCGTGATCGCCAAGGTGGCCGAGGCCTACCGCTCCGACAAGCCGTGGGAAGAAGCCTCCCGCCTGGTCAAGCAGGTGCTCGGCCAGCTGGTTAACCAGGAAAAGATCCTGCCGGAGATGGCCGACGCCCTGGCCGCCCGGCTCGACGCGCCGGACCTCGCCACCCTGGGCAAGGTCCTGGCCCCCCTGAAGGGCCTCCTCGAGGTGAAGCAAGCCAAGCGGTCCGCGGAGGGCGCCAAGGCCTTGGAGGTCCTGGCCCAGGCGATCGGCCGCAGCCGCGAGAACAACGCCAAGCGGCAGGACGGCGCCAAGGAGGGGTAGGCCGTGGCGCTCTTCGACTACTCCGACTTCAGCCCCAAGCAGCTCGAGGTCCTGGACGCGGAGCTGCCCCGCATCACCATCCTCGAAGGCTCGGTCCGCTCGGGCAAGACGATCGCCAGCATCATCCGGTGGATCTGCTACGTCGCGTACGAGACGGACGCGAACGCCAAGCTGCTGATGATCGGCGTCACGGCCGACACGCTCTATCGCAACGTCATCAGCGACTTGCTGGACATCGTGGGCCCGGAGGACGCCAGCTACGCCGACGGCGTGCTCACGCTCTTCGGCCGGACGGTCTACTGCGTGGGTGCCCGCGACGTCGGCGCCGAGAAGCGCATCCGCGGCATGACGGTCAGCGGCTGCTACATCGACGAAGTCACCCAGATCCCGGAAGTCGTGGTCAAGCAGGCGATCACCCGCTGCTCCAAGGGCAAGGGCCGCCTCATCTGGACCACGAACCCCGACAGCCCCTACCACTGGTGCTTCAAGGACTACGTCGGCAACGACAAGGCCCTCGCCTCCGGCCGCGTGGTGGTCTACCACTTCACGCTGGACGACAACTTCGCACTCTCCGAGGAGTACAAGGAGGATCTCAAGGCCGGTTTCACCGGCGTCTGGTACTTCCGGATGGTGCTGGGGATGTGGGTAATCGCCGAAGGCGTCATCTACGACCACTTCAGCCTCGACAAGCACGGATTCACGGACGCCGAGAAGCCCGCGCACTACCGCCACCGCTGCGTCAGCATCGACTACGGCACCCAGAACCCCTTCCACGCCCTGGACATCCTGACGGAGGGCGATCGCTCCTGGGTCCAGGACGAATGGCGCTACTGCGGCCGCGAGGCCCAGGCCCAGATGACCGACGCCCAGTACAGCGCGGCGCTCTTCGAGTGGCTCGGCGACCGGACGATCCCGATCATCGTGGACCCGTCGGCCACCAGCTTCATCGCCCAGCTGCAGGCGGACGGCTGGACCCAGATCATCCTGGCGAACAACGACGTGAAGCCGGGCCTGCTCACCACCTCCAACCGCCTGGGCCTGGGCAAGCTCCGGGTCCACAAGACCAACTGCCCCTTCCTGGTGAAGGAGCTGGGGACCTACGCCTGGGATCCCAAGGCGGCGCTGCGCGGCGAGGACCTGCCGCTCAAGCAACACGACCACGGGCCGGACGCCCTGCGCTACCACGAGTTCACGCTCTACGGGCCGGTCGACGTCGAAGAGACGGTTGAATACCACGACCCCGTCGAGATCAGCAGCATCTGAGGAGGCACCACGAGCATGGGCGTGCGCGATCGCATCTTGAACGCCCTGGGCGGCGTGCCGGCAACCATGGTTGCGCCCCTGCAGGAGACGGCCCGCCAGAACGGCGACACGGTCGAGCTGCTGCAGGAGCGCCTGGCGGAGCTCGAGCTCGCCCTGGAGGATCAGGGCTGGCGGCAGCTGGGCGGCGCGCACCAGGCGCACGAGTTCAGCCGGCAAGGCCTGCGCACCATGACCCGCCTGGCCCGGCTCTACTGGCTCAAGAACCCGCTGATCAAGCGCGCCGTGGAGATCCAGCAGACGTACGTCTTCGGCCAGGGTATCAACGTGCAGGCCCGCGACAAGCGCGTCAACGCCGTGCTCCAGGCCTTCATGGCCGACCCCAAGAACCAGGCCGAGCTGACCAGCCACCAGGCCCTCGAGGCCAAGGAGGCGGAGCTGCAGGTCACCGGCAACCTGTTCTTCTGCTTCTTCGTGTCGCCGGCCAAGGGCGCCGTGCGCGTGCGCTCGATCCCCTTCGACGAGGTCGACGACACGATCGCCAACCCCGACGATCGCAAGGACGTCTGGTTCTACGTGCGCAAGTTCTGCCCCGTGGGCCTCGACGGCCAGGCCGGCGCGGAGGTCACGGAGCTGCACCCGGACTGGCGCTACCGGCCGGCCGCCAAGCCCGCCACGGTCAACGGGCACGTGGTGCGCTGGGACGCCCCGGTCTACCACGTCGCCGTGAACCGCCTGGCCGACATGAAGTTCGGCGTGAGCGAGGTCTACGCGGCGATCGACTGGGCCAAGGCCTACAAGCAGTTCCTCGAGGACTGGGCCACCATCACGCGGGCGTACGCGCGCTTCGCCTGGAACGTCACCACGCCCGGCGGCAAGGCCGGCGTGGCGGCGATGAAGGCCAAGCTGGGCACCACGCTTTCGACCGACAGCCTGGACAAGAACCCGCCGCCGGCGGCGGGCGCCGCGGCCATCGGCACGGGCCAGCAGAAGATCGAGCCCATCAAGACGGCCGGCGCCACCACCTCCGCGGAGGACGGGCGCCACCTGAAGCTGATGGTCTGCGCGGCCCTGGGCATCTACGAGCACTACTTCGGCGACCCCAGCACGGGCAACCTCGCCACGGCCACCAGCATGGAGCGGCCGATGGAGCTGAAGTTCCTGAGCCGGCGCAAGCTGTGGGCCGACGTGCTCATGGCCATCCTGGACTTCGTGATCGACCAGGCCGTCATCGCCCCGGGCGGCAAGCTCGACGGCCACGTGGAGCTGGACGACTACGACGAGCCGCGCGTGATGCTGGCCCCCGATCCGGATGACGAGGACGCCGGCGACGAGGGCGATCGCCACATGGACGTCGACTTCCCCGCGCTCCTCGAGCACGACATCCTGGCGCGCATCGAGGCGATCGTCATGGCCACCACGCTCGACGGCAAGGCGCCGGCGGGCACCTTGGACCTGCCGCTGTTCACCCGCATGGCCCTGCGCGAGCTGGGCGAAGACGACGTTGACGCGATGATCGCCCAGCTCTTCCCGGAGGGCTGGGAGGAGGATCGCGCTGCCGCGGCCGCCGAACGCGCTGCCGCCGCGGCCCAGGCGATGGCCGACCAGGCCAAGGGCAACGACACGGTGAAGGAGGCGGCAGTCGTGCTGCGCGAGGCGATCATCCAGATGCACGGGCAGCTGCAAGAGCTGCGCGAGGCGATCGATGCCCGGGCTGCCTGAGGCCCTGGCCGCCATCGACCAGCTGGAGGAGGCGGTTACCTCGTCGGCCAGCCAGCGCGAGCGCCGGGCCCTCGAGCGCAAGCTGGAGCGCGCGATGGCGAAGGCCTGGCGCGCGCAGGCGAAGGCCTTCCTCCGCGAGCTCGCGAAGGAGCGCGGCAGCTACCCGGTGACGGAGGCCGCGGGCCGCTGGGGCGACTGGCAGAACGCTTTCCAGCGGGCGGTCGACAAGACGCTGCAACTCTTCACCGGCCCGATCGACAGCGCCACCACCACCTCGCTGCTGCGGGGCGCCAAGCGCCTGATCGCCACGGTCAAGGGCGGCATCGCCTTCGACCTGAAGAACACGCGGGCCCAGGCCTACCTCAAGGCCAACCCCGCGGCCGCCAAGGTGGCGGGCATCAACGACACCACGCGCGAGGCGATCGCCGGCCTGGTCGAGAAGGCGGTGACCAACGGCACCAGCTACGACGACCTCGCCAAGCAGATCACGCAGCGCTTCGAGGACTTCTCGGCGCCGCGGCCGCACGAGCATGCCCGCACCCGGGCCCAGCTGGTCGCCATCCAGGAGGTCGGCCAGGCCTACGTGGACGGCGCCAAGATGGCCGGCCAGGAGCTGGCCGACGCCGGCGTGGATCTGGAGAAGCACTGGTCCAGCGTGGGTGACGCCAAGGTGGATCCCGACATCTGCGCGCCCAACGATGCCCAGGGCTGGATCCCCTTTGACGAGGACTTCCAGAGCGGTCACAGCGCCCCGCTGGGGCACGTCGGCTGCCGCTGCGACCTGATGGTACGCCGCGCACGAACCAAGTAGGAGACGTCATGAAATTGCAACTGGACCTGGCCGCCCTGCCGGCCATCGACTTCGCGCGCGGCGGCACCTTCTCGCTCACCGCGCCCGTAATGGTCGAGACGACCGAGCAGGCCTTCGACGCCTTCGGCCTGAGCCACCGTGCGCGGCTGAGCACGCTCCAGCCGGCCGGTCACAGCGACGTGCGCCTGGCCCTGGACTTCCGCGGCCGTGACAAGGCGCAACCGCTCGAGGTCTGCGGCGAGTACGAGCTGCACGTCTACGTGGCCCTGATGCCGCGTAAGCGCTAGGAGGCACGATGCCAGGAAAGAAGCTCGCCGGGCGGAACATCACCCGGCTGAAGACCGCGCACGGCGTGATTGCCGACATGATGGCCGAAGCGGGCTACGGCTGCGACGGCGAGCCGCTGGCGGAGGCCGTGGCGATCGCCGCGCCCACGGCGGCCGACCAGGCCCGCGCGGCTGAGCTGGTGGAAGCGATCCTGATGCAGGGCGATAGCGTGGACGCCAAGCGCGAGGCGCTGCGCCAGGCCGTGCGGGACAGCATCAAGACCAAGGTTCGCGACCCCCTGGCCGCGCCCGACGCCTACGTCTACGTCTACATCCGCGACCTGTTCGACACGCACGCGGTCTACTGCACGGGCTACGACGGCGAGGGCATGTACCAGATCGCGTACACCGCCGACATGGCCCAGGACCCGCCGGTCATCACGCTGGGCGAGCCCGTCGAGGTGGAGATCGCCTACGTGCCCAAGGCGCCCGCGGCGCTGGGCGAGAGCGACGTGCAGGAGGCTGCCCTGGTCGAGGCCTTCGTGCCCCTGCTCGAGAAGGCGGTGCGGCCGGACGGCACGATCCCGATCAAGGTGATCCGCCCGGGCTGGGGCAGCTCCGGCTACTACCCGGCCGACGTGCTCGAGCGCGACGGCGCGAAGGCCTTCCCCGCCGGCACCAAGATGTACTGGAACCATCCCACGGCGGAGGAAGCCGCGGCCCGCCCGGAGCGGGACCTGCGCGATCTGGCCGCCGTGACCACCAGCCCGGCGCAGTGGATGGCGAACGGCCCCAAGGGCCCGGGCCTCTACGCCAACGCCCGCGTGATGGAGGCCTACAAGGGCTCCGTGGACGACATGGGCGGCGACATCGGCGTCAGCATCCGGGCCCAGGGCAAGGCCCGCAAGGGCGAGGCGGAGGGCCGCAAGGGCCCCATCATCGAGGCCATCACGGCGGGCCAGAGCATCGACTTCGTGACGGAGCCGGGCGCCGGTGGCGAAATTCTGCAGCTCTTCGAGGCTGCACGTGGACGGAACGGGGGCGCGAGCCCCACGAGCAAGGAGAACGGCAAGATGCCCCTTTCCGAAGAAGAAGCCAAGGCGCTGCAGGAGAGCAACACCAAGCTGCAGGAGCGCTTGGACGCGCTGACCAAGACGGCGGAGCGCCTGACGGAGGCCAACCTGCTGCTGGAGGCCCGCGGTGTGGTCGAGCGCCGGTTGGCGCCCGTGCAGCTGCACCAGCTGACCCGCACCCGCTTGACCGAGAGCCTGGTGGCCGCGGCGCCCGTGAAGGACGGCCAGCTGGACCGCGCGGCCTTCGAGAAGCAGATCGACGAGGCGGCCAAGGCGGAGCTGCAGTACCTGCAGGAGACGACCGGCGTCGGCAGGGTGCGCCTGGGCGGCGGCAACGACCCGCTGGCCGAAGGCGGCAAGGCCCCCACCCTGGAGGAGTCCCAGAAGAAGCTCGCCAACGCCTTCGAGGCGATCGGCCTGAGCGAGAAGGCCGCGGGCGTCGCGGCGGAAGGTCGGTAACCCATGGCCAAGAACGAGAAGGAGCGCCGCGCCACGCAGATGCGCATCACGGTCACCGCCGGCGCCAAGAGCGGCGACCCGGTGGTCTACGGCCAGCGCCCGGGCGTGTGCCTGACCGATGCCGACGCCAACAACAAGGCCACGGTCGCCTTCGAGGGCGGCTATGACCTGTCCGTGAAGGGCATCGACGGCGGTGGCAACAGCGCCGTGGCCGAGGGCGACATCCTGTACTTCGTCACCGGCGACACGCCCCACATCAGCAAGAAGGCCACCGGCGTGCGCTACGGCTACGCCGCGGGCGCGGTGAATGCCGGCGCCACCGCCACGATCACCGTCATCCTCGGCTACTAGGAGGGCCGCCACCATGAATTTCCGCGAGTTCATCGAGAACCACCGCGCGTTTGGCCGCCCCATCCGTGGCCGCCATGCCGATCCGCAGTACCTCGCCAACCTGGCCGAGGCCACGGAGCTGGTGGGCAACGTCATCAAGGGCCGGGTGCCCATCACCGCGCTGCAGGAGGCCATGACGACCTCCGACTTCCCGTTGCTGTTCGGCGACATCATCGACCGCCAGCTCCTGGCCAACTACAAGGCCACCACGCCGGTCTACCGCAACTTCTGCGCGATCGGCACCGTGCCCGACTTCCGCACGGTCAAGCGCTTCACGCTGGACGGCGCCCAGGGCGTGCTGCCGGCGGTGGCGGAGCTCGAGGAGTACTCGGCCGCCAGCCTGACGGACGGCTCCTACAGCTACTCCGTGGGCAAGTACGGCCGCCGGGTGCCCATCTCCTGGGAGACGATGGTCAACGACGATCTGAACGCCTTCCGCACCCTGCCCCAGCGCCTGGCGCTCGCGGCCGCGCGCTCCGAGTCGAAGTTCGCCACCGGGCTGTACGTCGATGCCAACGGCCCGCACGCCACGCTGTACAGCGCCGGCAACAAGAACCAGGTGAAGATCGCGAACGGCGCAAGCTCCGACAACCCGGCGCTCTCGATCGGCGCCCTGCAGGACGCCCTGATCGTCCTGAGCAAGATGGTGGACGCGGACGGCGAGCCGATCGTGATCGAGACCATCGAGCTGGTGGTCCCGCCCGCGC